CGAGGGCGGTAAGGCGTTTTTGAATCGTTGCGACGATATGTTAGTTATTCACAGGCTAATAAAACACGAAACAATGAAATATAACACAATGGTAGGCGTAGAAAAAGTAAAGGATATGGATACAGGGGGCAAGCATACGGGGTTAGACGAACAGGTTTTATGCAGTTGGAATAGCGGGTTAGGTTTTGAAGTTTACGGAGTTAATCCGATTAAAGATTTAAGGATACCAAAAAACAATGATTTACCTTTTTAATATGGAAGATTTAACAATTTTTAGAGCGCAAGTATTGGTACAATACACGTACACGAAAATACAGGATAGCGTCGACGATATAAAAAAACGGAATCCGCATAGAACGGATTTAATAACGTCTATGGAATCCAGTTTAGAGGATTTACAAATAGTGCGGGACACGATAAAAGAAATGGAAAAGGAATTAAGGTTCGCACGTAGTACGGCTTTTAGGTTGGAGCGCATAGGGTTGGAGTTAAAAGCTCAAATAAAGGAATTGCAAAAAGAAAACGAAATGTTAAAAGAGGGTTTATGAAGTGCAAACAATGTAAAGAGGAATTTACGCCAGTGCGGTTTAATCAAAAGTATTGTTTCGATTCCTTTTGCGTTAAAGTTTGGATTGAATTAGAAAAGCAAAAGCAATGGAAAATAAAAAAAAAGATACTAAAAAACGAATTGCAAACGTTACCCGAGTTAATGAAAATAGCGCAAACAACGTTTAATAAGTACATACGGAAAAGGGACAAGGGTAAGCCGTGTATAAGTTGCGAAAAGCCGTTAGGAGCGAAATTTGACGCGGGGCATTATTTCAGTATGGGGGGGCATAAAGCGGTAACGTTCGACGAGGATAACGTACACGGGCAATGCGTAGCGTGTAACCAACACAAACACGGAAATTTAATCGAATACCAAATAGGAATCCAAAAGCGAATTGGAGCGGATAGGTTAATAGAGTTACAGGCAAGGGCGTACGATGTTAAAAAGTGGACGCGAGAGGAATTAGCCGAAATAATTAAGACGTACAAAAAGAAAATAAATGATTACGCAAACAGCTAAAAATTTATCCAGTAACGGACATATTGAACATAGCGTAAACACGGGTAAAAAAGGCGAGGAAAATTTTAGGTTAGCTTGTAAATTAAATAATTTACAATGTGTTGAGGCAACGGATAGGGAAAACATACGGCACGTAGATTTTTACGTTTTAGGTTTGGGCGTCGATGTCAAAGGATATAAAAATGCGCACAAAGACGGGTTTTTAATAGTTGAGTTTAGAAACGTTAACGGGTATGCGGGTAGTTGTTCGAAAAAATCAAATGCGGATTTATTAGCTTTTCAGTTTGAAAATTATTTTTTGATAGTACGAAAAGACGAATTATTAAATTATTGCCGTAAGGAAGTAAAAAACGAATACGTAGCGGAATTTAAGGATTGCTATAAAAAACTTTACACCCGTAAAGACCGTAAAGATTTAATGACAAAAATAAGCGTTAAGGATATAAAAGAGTTCAATTTTATATTAAAACTAAAATTTTAACAAAAAAATTTATATCGAAGTATTGATAATTAAAAAATACTTTTTATATTTGTGTCTAATTAAAAACAAAAAGCTATGAAACATTTATTTAAGTCGTTGGCAGAGTTCCAACAGGAAGTACCCGTAATCCATAAGGGTACGAAAGGTTTTGGGTACACGTATGCGGATTTACCGAAAATCTTTGAAGTAATTAACCCGTTGCTAAAAAAACACGGATTAGGATTTACTCAGTTAATTAACACAAAAGACGGGGTTAATTATTTGGCTACGGTTATATTTCACGTCGAAAGCGGGGAGCAAATCGAAAGTAATTGTATTATCCCCGAAGTTCAATTAAAGGGAATGAACGATTATCAAAGTTTTGGAAGTGGAATAACGTATTTCCGTAGGTATTGTTTATCGAGTACGTTGGGGTTGGTTACGGACAAAGATACGGATGCCAGTGGCGAACAGGAAAAACACGAACCCAAAAAACCCGTTATAGATAATAAGCGATTAAGTAAGGCGTTAGAAACTATCGCACAGGGCAAGTACACAAAAGAGGAGTTATTTAACACGTTTGCGTTAACTGAGGCACAAACTAAAATCGTTAACGAATTATGAAAGTCAGGGTTTCTCAAATTGGTAAGATAATGGCAACCCCCCGTAAAGCGGGGGAGGTGCTATCCGAAACGGCTAAAACCTACGTCCACGATTTAGTATTAGAAGAAAAATACGGAATCTACAAAGAGTTTAATTCACGTTACACGGATAAGGGTAACGAGGTGGAGGAATTAGGCATAGCCCTTTGTAATCAGGTTTTAGATTTTCGGTTTATTTACAAAAATTACGAAAAATTGCAAAACGATTGGGTAGTAGGTACGCCCGACGTAAACACGGACGAAGTTTTATTAGATGTAAAATGCAGTTGGGACGCTACGACGTTCCCGTGGTTCGAAACCGAAATACCGAATAAAGATTATTACTACCAGTTGCAAGGATATATGTGGTTAACGGGCAAACAGGAAAGTATTTTAGCGTATTGTTTGATTAACACGCCCGAATTGATGTTACAGGACGAAATACGTAGAGCGCATTGGAAAGCTAATTTAATCGAGGAAAACGCCGAATTGCGAAAGGAAATCGAGGCTAAACATATATTCGACCATATACCCGACCATAAACGTTGTAAGTATTGGTTTGTGCGAAAAGACGAAGCCGTAATCGAAGCAATTAAAGAAAAGGTCGAACTATGCCGAGAATACTATAACCAGTTAATAAAAGTAATATGAAAAAAACAGTAGTAGAATGGTTAGTTGATGAAATGAATAGTATTAAAGGTTCATCAACAAATATGAATGGAAAAATTCAATTTTTAGAAAAAGAATTAAACAAATTATACGAACAAGCCAAAAAAATGGAGAAAGAGCAGATAATTTATGCTCACTTAACAGGGCTTATATACCGATTAGAAATGGAAGCCACTAAACAAGCAGAACAATACTACAACGAAACCTTTAAATCAGAATAAGATGAATAATATCAAATATTTATTTTTAGTGCTACCGATTCTTACTTTTTGCAAGTACAATGACGGCAGAAAAGAAATAACTTTTGGGTGGCTTACAAAAACATGGACTTTAAAATTTTAACCTTTAAATCAGAATAGAATGAAAACAGCAGTAGAATGGTTGGAAAATGAATTTCAAGAAATGTGTAAAGATTTCGGAGGGGTTCATTCAGATTTTATTGTAAAATTTGACCAAGCCAAAGCCAAAGAGAGAAGTCAAAAGGCAGAAGAATACCTAAAAGGCTTCAAAGATGGTAAAGAGTACCAAATAAAATTAGATGAATTAACCTTTAAATCAGAATAAGATGAGTAAACAAATTAGTGCCGTAGAATGGTATGAAAACAGAATTTTTATTCTGCAAATTCAATTAGAAAAGAAAGAAATTTCTCTTGGTGAATATTCAGTAACAAGAGTAGAATTGTTCAAACAAGCCAAAGAAATGGAGAAAGAGCAGATAATTGAGGCTCATAGTGACGGCAGAAAAAGACAAATAGAAAATAGTGAACAATACTACAACGAAACCTTAAATCAGAATAGAATGAAAACAGCAGTAGAACAGTTGGAAAAGGAAATATATAAATGGCTTGATGGCAGAGTGTACATTCCTGCAAGTTTTTTTGAACAAGCCAAAGCAATGGAGAAAGAGCAAATTGTAAATGCTTATAACGATTGTGAATGGACTGGGGACCATGAAGATGGAGAACAATACTATAAACAAACCTATGAAAGCAACGTTAGAATTTAACCTACCCGAAGACGGTAGCGAATTTGAGTACGCAACAAAAGGGAGCGCAATGTTTTTAATTCTTTGGAACGTTAAACAGGAATACCGAAAGTTAATGAAGTACCACGATTTAACGGAAAACGAATATAAAATAGTTGAGGCGTTAAACGATAGTTTGCACGAAGATTTACAGCACGAGGGAATAAATTTAGACAAATGAAAAGATACGTAATAATTAGTATTTCGGCGTTTGTAATTGAAATATGTAGCACGTTTTATATTCGTGCGGTATCAGAGGGCGAAACGGTACAAATGTTGTTTTTTGCGTTTATTGGTCCGTTTTTGGGATTACCTTTTTTGGGTTATATGATTGATAGCAAACATTGGGACGAAAGGATATACAACGCTTTGGCGTTGGCAATAGGTTATTTAATAGGGTGCATAGTAGTAATAAATTTAATGTAAATAAAAATGGAAACAAAAGTAAACACGGGAGCGATTTTTAAGAACGACAAAAAGACGAACCCAAACCAACCCGATTACAGGGGAAAAGTAAACGTAAACGGAAAGGATATGGACGTAGCGTTATGGCTTAAAGAATCCAGTAAAGGAATGAAATACTTTTCGTGTTCATTTAGCGAACCAAAAATGAACGAACAGCCAAAACCCGTCCACACTCAAATAATAG